GGCCCGAAATACCTGACAAAAATACGTTCAGCATTGGTTAGGTTTAACTGGTTTGCATTAACACAGGCGTCATGATGCACAATCCAAGTGGGGTTCAATTCCCCCGCTGAACGCCAATAAAATTGTTTGATAGCCTTAAATATTGTGATTGCATTGCCGTGATGCCATAAAAATTATTGTGGGCGAAAGACATGAAAAGTGTTGGTAATATCACTATTTTAGAAAGAGAGGCAAACACAAATGAAACTTGTAAGTGCTAAAAGAACACACAATCCAGAAACTTTCGGTGCAGAGCTGGAAGTAACTTTGCGAATTCCTTTTGAGATCAAAGAGCAGGCAAAAGATACTGAGTTTTTTGAAAAAATCGGAAGAGAATTGTTTCATTTGCTAGATAATTGAAAAAATGTATTGACAACATCTTAATCTTCTACTATATTAAAAGCATAGACAGAAACAAAGGAGATTAAAATGAAACGCGGTCCCAAAACACTTGCTGAAAATAACAAGCTCGTTGCTACGATTCTTTCCAACTTTTGTGATTCTAAACTGTCCCGCTATCAGAAATTAAAACTCGCAAGTCGCGGTCTGCTGGTCCAAGTACCAGTAAAGTCTGATACGCGCGGTCGGCCAGCCATTGTGTATGAATTGTCTGGTAAAGGTCGCGGATTCGTTGCTCTTTCTAAAAAGTGGAAATAAGTCTTTACAATGGTGAAGTGATGTTGTAATGTCACTTTATAAGGAGAACAAAATGAAAAACAAATACGGAAACTTCCCTATGATTCGTTGCTTTCTTGTGTTGATGATTACACCAATTGTAGTAATATATGGGCCGATTGTAGTTTCAAAAATTATTTCCAGCTTCTAAAATAAAAAGAGTTGACAACAGAAAAGAAATAGACTAAGATAACAATATAGATCATGTATGGCGACGAACCGATAAACCATGATTGATATAGCTACAAAAGTGTAATAGTGCATATACCTTGGGCGAAAGTGATAAGATAGTGTTTATTTGATGTACTGGAATAAACGCCGTAATCATAAGTAGTTTTGGGACAAGGTGGGGTTGGTGCAAATCCAACATGTAGCTAAATTTTAATGGGTGAATAGAAGTCTTTGTGGAAGAGTAGGAAAATTGGTTATCCCCTTTCCGCTCATAACGGAACGCTTAACAGCACTGTCGGTTCAAGTCCGACCTCTTCCACAAAGACTTCTACCATTATATATAATATTTTGATGCATCTGTATCAGGAACAATGTCTAAGTTGACTAATTTTGATGGCACCTTAGCTCAGTTGGATAGAGCAATGGACTTTTTTAATTCTGCTGCACCCGTATCGGAACCGCCTTCTAAGCGGTAGTACCGTAATTGGATCGATGGGGGTTCGAGTCCCTCCGGGTGCGCCAAAATTAAAATACACGTTTCATTCGAACCCCCGTTTATATAAATAATTAGTAATATGCCCCCTTGGCGGAACAGGTAGACGCACCGGACTTAAAATTCGGTTCCTATGGAGTCTCGGTTCGATTCCGGGAGGGGGCACCAAATATAGCAAGTGTGCTATAATAAATATAGGTATGACGTAACGGATAGAAAATTTGCTTTTCTAGAAAGCAAATTTTTGTTTCAAGTCTGGTGACTAAGTTACGAAGGTGAGACAGCGCATTTTACTTTGGGGGTTCGATTCCTCTCAAACCTACCAATATAAAAATAAGGTAGGGATACTATGAATGAAATATATTACTGATGGCAAAAGACATTTAATATGTATCCCATATTCAATAGACAACCTACATATTATGGCCAGTGATTTGGATATAGCAAGACATTGGTTCCATTCAGGGTCTAAGCCCCATTATGATATTCCCAAAAAACGTATCAAAGAAATAGAAGCGAAATGTATCATAGTTACGAGTAAAGATTTAGTACATATCATAAATAAAAGCATAAAACTTTCAGCATAGGTGTTTTGATACCACCTATTAGTTAAAATAACGACTCTATAGTATAAGGGTTAATGCGCGGACTTCTAAAATCCAGATATGCAGGTTCGATTCCTGCTAGAGTCACCATATAATGTATTTGCTGACGAGATCTACCATCATTAGTAAAACTACCGAGTTTGTTGATGGCTGAAGTCAGTAGGGAAACTGATAAATACATTATACATAGCAATTTGACAACCAAAAGGAGATGCAAATGTTGTAGATTAGATCGCCGCCGTAACCTATTTGGCTAAAAAGTAAAGTAAATCAAATTCAATCAAATAGGAGACTAAAAATGTCTATAGAACTAAAAATTAAATCAAAGCACCTTTCAGTAGAAGCGCAGCTAATTCGCTTTGAAGAAAGAAAATTGTTAAAACAGTTTCGTTGGAACATAGAGCAGCATAATGCGGCTGGTTCTAATATTGAATATAACCAATATGAAGATCCTATGTATAGTAAATACTACTCGTTAAACAGGCATCGTCGAAAAGATGTTCGCCAAGAAAACAGAGCAACTTATCTTGCCCGTGCATATATTGCAGGTGTACTATACACCACAGTAGAACATAAAAGAAAGCAAGATAGCGAATATGATTTTTTTCAATTTGTCATTCCTCGCGTTGTAGCAATGGTAAACAAATATCGGGATAAATCTACCCCCGAAGTGTCAAAAGAAACTCTTGTTAATTGGTCTAAATTAGAAAAGTGATATAGTGATTTACATGCAGATACACTTATCTGCATGTAAATCCAAAGCAATTCAATGGTGGTTTGCCTCACAAACCACCATTTATGACAGTCAAAATTTATTTTGGGAAAAACAAAAGTTAGAGTTCTCATCCCAATAGTTGGGGATGATAGTTTGGTGGATAGTGTTTGACTAAGCCATTAAGTGAATGGGAATGAACCCGTATTGTTTTCAAACTACGATCATGTTGCCGCGCGGCATGATAAGAGATAATGCCTTTTGTGTAAACGGTGGGTATAGGCGCGGCCAATTTTCATGGGTTTGGTATCAAGCTTAAAATTTAGGAGAGATTTGAATGTTCACAAACGAAATTAAATTTGATGAGACAGTAACAGTTCTGATGGATGAAACAGCAGAACATGATGATGTTGAATTGTTAATAGATGATGATGGTGTTTGGCTTAAACAGTGGTGTGAGACATTGAATAGTTACGAATTTATTTCCATGTCACATCAGATGTTTTATGAATTACAAGAAGCACTAAAAAAACCAGAAGGTATGTATCGGGTTAGCTACACAAGCACTGATAAATAGTAGCATACCAATTTACATTTAGGAGAAAAGTATGGATAAATCAATTTTAGTAGAGCGCCTAAAAGTCGTATTAGCAACTACTTTTTCATTGTATCTAAAAACGCATAATTATCATTGGAACGTTACAGGACAAAATTTTAGTGAGTATCACAGATTCTTTTCCGAATTCTATATCAACTTACATAACTCAGTAGATATATATGCAGAGCACATCAGGGCTTTAGACTCATATGCGCCAGGCTCGCTAAAAAGATTTTCAGAACTTTCACTTATTTCTGATGAAATTGCAGTGCCAAGCCCAAAATTCATGCTAATTCGATTAGCTTCTGATAATATGTTATTGACACAAGAGCTTAATGAAGTGGTAAATATTGCGGATGAACTGGGGGAAAGAGGATTAACTTCGACTCTTGAAACGCAAATTCAGTTCCACGAAAAAATGCAATGGATGCTCAAATCCTATACAGGCGAATAATAATAAAAAATTGTGTTGACATAAACATTAAATAATGAACAGGAAATAGCAAGATGCAAAATAACAATATCAGCAAATTAATTTGTAAAGAATTGTCACAGAAACATGGTTGGATAAAAGAATCCCGTAGAAATGTTGTAGATGTTGAAGGCGAAAAATGGTCTTTTTCTGTTTCTGCATCTAACCAAGTAGCAGAGTGTCGTCAGGTTTATGCAGATACAGTAGGGTTTATTACTAAACTGCCTAGCAATAAGATTCTAAAGTTTGCTGTCAAATGCCACGATGCCTATCCTGTTTCACGAATTTCAACTAACGGTATTAAAGCACATAGCATTATTATTCATGATCTTGATAAGTTGACAGCGGTATAAATGCCTAAAAATAAGATAAAGAATAAAAGTATTGAAGATAAGTTTTACACCCATCCAGATGTAGCAAAAAAATGTTATGAAATGGTTAAAAATCTTACCAATGATTGTGATTTTTTTATCGAGCCATCTGCTGGGAACGGTTCATTTTTTAATATTATAACTCATTCAAAAGTGGGTTATGACATATCTCCAGAATCAAACAATATTATTAAAGGTAGCTGGTTTGAACAGCAAGTTCCTAAAGATTGTGTGGTAATAGGAAATCCTCCTTTTGGTAACAGAAATGATCTAACTAAAGCTTTCATAGGCCACGCAATAAACAATGCTAAAATTATAGCATTCGTATTGCCACTTGTATTTAGAAAAGAAACGATGCAGAAATCTTTTCCTGTTGGGTGGAAATTGATCTTAGATTATACATTGCCCATGAATTCTTTTGTTCTTGATAGCGAGCCTTATCATGTGCCATGTTGCTTTCAGATATGGTCTAAATATGATATAGGAATTAATCTTAGGGAAAGTGTTAAGGGTAAAATTTTCACGAATGACTTTACTTTTGTGACTATTAAAAATTTACCAAGATATTTCATATTTGGGGCGGCACCAAAAAACATAATAAAGGTAAATGATGTACTCAAAAACAATAGAGGGTATTATATAAATGTAGTTAGCGAAGACGTTATCATCAATCTACAGAAAATTGATTGGAACACTTATTCATTAAGTTCTGTTTCTGGTAATGTCGCTTGGTTCACAAAAGAACAAATAATAAACATTTACTGCAAAGAATATGGGTCAGATGGCCAGATAAATACGCTTGATAAATATTTTTAATGATAAAAAATTGTGTTGACATCATATCTTTTTTGTAATACATTGATTGTATAGAGAAATGAAAAGGAAACACCATGTCTTTTGAAACAATGAATCGTCCTTCTGTAGGTGAGCAAAACGGTCTTGTGAACGGTATGCAATACCATAACACTCGCCACGCTCAGGATGGAGGCGTTGATGAGGTTGATTGGACTGCCAAAGGCTTGCGCATTACCCGTTTTCGTATGCTTTCAGACCCAGGGTTTCCTTTATGGGACATTTCATATGTGCACGGCATCCTTGATGGAATGCACGTTGATGTGCGTGTGCCATTCAGTCAACTGCCAAAATACGGTATGCGCGCAGCATTGTATAAAGAAGCAAAGGCGACTGGCAAATTTATCAATGGCCTTTTTGATGCGATTTCAACCTTAAACTAACGGACAAATATTATGAATGAACGGTATTATTGTTTTCCAGACATTCATGGATGTAATAGTGTGTTGAAAACAGCATTACAGACTGTGTATGATTGCAACCCAGAAGGTGGGAAAATTATATTTTTGGGCGATTATATTGATCGTGGCCCTGATAATTATCAGGGCCACTTCAAACTGTAATGAACCCCCCAGAAAATTGGGAGTTTGTATGTCTGCTTGGAAACCATGAAAGTATGTTTCTTGAATCTTATAAAAAAGGAACGAGTTTCTACAATCGAAAAGCGGCACTCGATATTGCTGGTTATAGTCAAAATGATACTCAAACGTATCAAACAGTACTAAGTAGTATTCCACGTGATGTTATTGAATGGATGCATTTTCTTAAACTGTACCACATTGAAGATAATAACGTATTTGCCCATGCGTATTATGATGATTCTCTTTCGCCAGAAAATCAGGTAGAATATTCCTGTGTATGGTATCGTATGCATGATAGCGAACCATACAATAACCAAAATCAAGGGTTATATCTTACGCATGGACATACACCAAAAAAGAATGGCCCAATTATGACAAACAATTGGTTAAATCTTGATGCTGGTGCGGTATTTTACGGAAAGTTTGTAATTGCCGAATATCACAAAAACAAGCAGGGTCCAGTCGCATTTTATGAGTTTCTTTTTGAAGATCACCCCAACTTTTGATATATGTAAAGGCAACACAAAATGACTGTAGATGAACTGCGCAAAATTTTAGATACCTTGCCAAATAATACAGAAATAGAGTTTATCGGATATGCACAAGGTCGTGAATTCATAGAAAAGGCGGCACCATCTGATTTCGTTTACGACAAATGGAATTCAGCACTAATGATTAAAACAGACTGGAATTGATATTGGCATAATGCCATAAAACATAATGGAGTAAAGAATGGACGTAATTATTGGACTTGGTGTTATACTGTTGCTATTTTACATTCTTATTAAAGGTGGAATACAAACATTCAAACGAAATTGGGGTATTGCTTTAGTGTTATTTGTGCTATTGACACCCATTTGGTTTCTATGGGCAACGGTAGAAATTTTTATTGAGCTCCCAACAGTTAAACCGTTGGAAGTAAATGTAACGATCAACAAAACAGATGAAAAGGTATAGTAAAATGGAAGTAGTATTTGTATTGGTAATTAGTGGTATTCTTGCCATGGTTTCACATAAGATGGCGGAAAATCGAAATCGGAGTGGTGCCGCATGGGCTGTCGGCGGTTTCTTTTTGGGGTTTTTTGCAATAGCAGCAATTTACCTACTAGGCGATGCTAAAAAGTAATTTTGGAGACAAGTTAGGTGTTTGATATAAATAAAGGATGAATGATTCAGAAGCTTACACAAAATTTAAATCGCATAGAAAATGGTTCAGTAAGCTATGGCTTTCTGAATCGTTAGGTTATCAGTGCGGGCCTTCGGGTATAGCGCCACATAGCAGTGGTTGGTATGTCGTAAGGCCGATAATGAACCTTTCCGGTATGGGGTTAGGCGCTAAAAAAATCTATATCGATGTTGGAGACTCATCGAAAGTTCCGCCTGGATATTTTTGGTCAGAATGGTTTTCGGGAACACAATATTCGGTGTGCTTTAAATGGATAGATGGTGTTTGGTGCGATGTGTCTTGTTGGGAAGCAGATAGAAATGAAAATAATTTGCCAAGATTCAATAAATGGTCTAGATGTGAAAATCAAAAGTTTGCGTTAGGTGAAATTTTTAATCAATTGCATACTGACGTCGATGATGTAAATGTAGAGTTCATAGATCAAAAAATTATCGAAGTGCATTTAAGAAAAACGCCAGACCCAGATTATGATGTGCTAATTCCTATTTGGTCAGATCAGCATTATTTGATTGCTAATTATGAAAAATTAGGGTATTCTTATATCGAAAGTTATGATGATGCTGATGGATTTTTGAAACCACATCGCATAGGATTTGTAGTAAAAAATAACTGCGAGGTGAAATACTAAGAATGGAAAATTACAATGTTTAAAAAAATATCAACAATCGCCACTTTATGTATTTTTGCAACAAAAGTAAATGCATTTGATGCATTTACTTTTGTTCGTATAATGGAAGTAGCGCCCAATTACACGATAGGGCATCTCGAAGTTCCAGAAACAAGATGTTATGACGTAAGTATTCCGGTGTACCAAAATAACCGTTCTAGTAATGGTGACGTTCTAGCTGGTGCCATTATTGGTGGTGTTTTAGGAAAATTGGCGACCAATGACGATGGTGGTGCGGTTGCTGGTGTGGTAATAGGTTCTTTAATTGGTTCGATTGATGGCAATAACATTTTGATAGGGTATCAAAATGTACAACAATGCGAAACAATTATAGTGCGCGAGCTGGCAGAAATTATTCAAGGTTACACAGTAACATATTCAGGTAAATTGGGCGTCGGTATTGTCAATACAAGATATCAATACCCTATCGGCACTGTCATGAGTTTAGAAGAGCTATTTTCTGGATGAAATATAACAATCATATATATGAAATTATTCACGCAAAAATAGATCCATGGATTATGCAATGCCCACACAAGACAAAAGATGAAATATTTATAGATATGTTAAGGGATATGGATAACAACATCGCATTTCCGCTTGAAAAAGATGATATGGTTTTTTACATGATGCCAGAGACGCCTTGGCTTGCAAAACTTAATGTGTTTTCAGACACCAAAAATGCAAAACAGGCTTTAACATCTGCGATATATCTAACCGATTATATGTTTGAAAATATGAAAACGCTGCGAAAAATTTACGGAATTAGTCCACACAAAAAGTTTGTCCGCATGATAAACAAAATAGGTTGGAAGCAGGAAGGCGTTTTGTCAGAATCGTTTTTGGACAAAAATGGTGACATGGTAGATCAATACGTATTTGGTGTAACAAGAGATGAATTTAAACTTAGATAATTCATCTTATAAATAGCTTTAATAACAAAATATGGAGCGCAGTTACATGAAGTCTTTTATCAATTTCAAAGACCAAGAATTATTCTTTGAGTCACTTAACACCGCTGTTGAGTTTCAGATGACCGAAGATACTATGCTACCAAAACAAATTTATGCTTCTGCTTCTATCAATGGGTCCGATTACGGCATGTCATTGGTAGAGACAACATATGACAAAGTTTACATGATAGAACTTTATCGTATTGTGAATGTCAAGAAAAGAACATGGTCATTTAAAACTCCTGCAGACATCCGACCAGTATTGGCAACATTTCTAAAATTCATGGAGGCTTCGTATCCATTTATAAAAAATAGAATGGATGGTATTATTATTGACATACCAAGTAAAGCAGGGTCAGAAAGATACCAAAGTCTTCTAACAAAAATAATCAAAAAAACATACATCCAAACATTTAGGGTAGTTCCAGTCAAAAAGATTTCAGATGGTGCAAGAAATTACATCTTTGTCACCAAGAAAAGCGTCAAACCAGAAACAATATTCAAAACTGTTGTATTCACAAAACACTTCGAATTTGATCCGACCGGAATGGACATACAAGATATCGTGTCAAGTGAAAATTTGGAAACAATTGCTGTCCCGTATAAAAGACAAAAAGAGACTGTGAGTACAAAACCAAGCAAGTTGTTTGCATTCAAAAAATTAGATTTGGGAAATGAGATTGACAGTTCGGATATAAAACTTATAGATGACATTTCTAATAAAGCTGTTCAGAGCAAAGGCGGCAGCAATGTTGTTGATTTGTTAGGAAATAAAGAAGTTGTTGGTGATAAAGTTGAAGAAGTTCCGCTTGGTAAGTTTAACTTAAATTATTCGCCAAATGACCAAATTGATGCTAATAACATACCAATTGCTGGCCTAATAAAAAATAGAATGAGCTGGTCTTTAAAATCTTCATTAGATAACATGGTCAAGACAGAAAAAAAGATGGACAATTCCTATGTTGTGAAAAGTCTTAGAGAAGTATTTAAAAAAGTTTATAATTATGACACTTCTAATTCCATGAGATTAATTATGGTTGAAATGGGGTTGGCTAATAATAATGGGTTAATGAAAGTTGGCGTTAAGAATAAACCAATGTGGGAAAAAGTATTGAACGATGTCATCGATATGTCTGTAGATGATGCGAAATTGGCTTATAAAGAGTTAGTAGCATTGAAGAAAATAGATGCCGCAGCCAATGTATCATTTAAAAGAGAAATAATGTCTGCAAAAGTTCTAGAAATGCCATTTGCTATTAGCACAACAAACGAAGCTTTCAAATCTGATAATGATACCAAATGGGATGATGGGACAATGGGATTTGTGAATTTTAACGAAGACATTTTTGAAAAAATAGCTGTAGTAAGAAATAACGAAGGCTACAAAAAATTTGATGATATTTTTAAAGGTGTTTTGAACAGTATAGACACATCTAAATTGACTGTAGAAGAAGCCAAACAAGAAAAAGCCATAAGAGGTTTCCAAAGTTACACTGCTTCTGGATTCAAGTCAATAAATCCAAATCTTAGAAATTCTATGGCTACTATGAAATATGGAAATTTCATATTGGACTTCCGATCAGATGCCATGTTTGCTTTTTATAATGAATACGCAGTAGAGATGGAAGAAGATATGTGGGTGTATCGAAATTGTGAAGTCCCAGGCCAAAAAAATTTCGAACCAGGTGATGTATTCGTAGACCCCGCATGGCTATCCACCTCATTAAGTTCAAATATCGCAATGGGAAACAAACCAAATTCTACGCGAATGAAAATCTATTTGCCTAAAGGTACTAAGTGTATTCCGATATTGAACTACTCAAGCGTGTCGAAAGAAAAAGAGATAATGTTGCCCCCATTTAGTAGAATTAGACTGACCGAAGTGTACCATACAATATTCGATAAAAAAACTAAACCATTTGTGGTTGGTGTTTATACAGGCAATGGCGCAAGTAGCTTTTATGAGGCATACAAAAAGGGACCAAGCGAACTTAAAATGTTGTTTGAGGCTAAAGTACAAGACACCACAAAAGTCAATACTGGCAAAGATGCCAAAACTGTATGGGATGAAACCCTATTGTCGCACGAAAAAATGAAAGAATTGCAGTTGTCTAAGATGAAAATTAAGTATTGACATCCATTTCGTTTATAGTTATAGTTAACCCTTAGAAAGGACTATAACATGACAAAAAAAGATACATCTAAAAAAGAAAACATCACGCCTCCAACTAAAGTTGATTCTGTTTGGGACGAGGTTATGCCATCTCGTGAAGAAATGAACAAACTAAGTAAAACTTCTTTGAAGCTTGAAATGTAGTTCTGCCAAATCACTAATAATTTTACTGACCATCGTATCTCAATTATGGGGTACTTATATAATTTAAGGAAATAAAATGAAAACTACAATTGCAACAATCGCACTTATGTTTGGTACGGCCACATCAGCAATGGCGAATGATTTTGATAATGCCACCTTTGGCCTTACTGTAAACTCTGGAATGATGGATTTTACTGTTGACGCTAATCAAAATGCACTAACAGATTTTGAAGTCGGTGTTACTGGGCTTGTACATTCATTGGGTTCTGCTGATGCAGAAGTTCGTGCTGCACTTAACTATAATCTTGATGCTGACACCATTGGTCTTCGTGGCGAATACAATCTTGCAATGGCGGTTGCCGATCAGACCGTTGCGTATGGTACAGTTGGGTTGGAATACACCACTGCAAATAACAACCTTTCAAATGGCGATTTTTCTTTTGACCCATCTGTTGGTGTTACCTACACACTAAATGACCAGATTTCAGTATTTGGTGAAGTTGGTTATACTTGGAATATTAGCAATGATTGGTCACGCACAGGCGGATATTTGGAAGTTGGTGTGCCAGTAACCGTTGCATCAAAAGTTACACTAACACCAAGTCTGGTTCGCACATTTGATGATGGTCTAGAAAGCACAAATGCAAAGCTATCTCTAAATCTAACTTTCTGATAAAAAAGGTTGTTTCTTAAACACGCGGTGGCCATAGGTTAGCCACCATTTTGTATAAATAACTACGTGACGTTGAAGTTCACTGAATACGGTTTGGACTCGGCTTCGAAGCCGACATCTCCACCATAGATACATTGGTGATATTTTAATATCATTATTCTTAAATGAGTGTAACAATGTATCTATGCTGGGGATGAAATGGGATCGACAAACGGACTAAGCAGGATGGAGTTGCCCCGATATAAGCTGGGTTAACGCGAATAAAACACTAAATGCAAATACTAATGCAAAACCAGAGATGCGCCTAGCAGCATAATCTCTTGCGGTCAGGGACGCCGTATTACCCAAGTCCCAACTTTAATAAAAAGGACCACATTTCAGTAATGAGTAATTTAAGAGAACTAACAAAAGTTCATCACACCAGAACAGAAAAATCCAAATTTATTACGAAAATGCTGAAGCACCAGATAACTGTAGGCCAGTATTATGTCTACCTTTCAAATATGTGGTTGATGTACGATACACTCGAAAAACATGCACATAATTTAGGAATATTTGAAGATATCAAAGCTGTAAAACGATCCATACCGATAATGAAAGATTTGGAAGAATTAGAACTACTACATGGTTTTAAAATTCCAACTCCTTTTGATTCGACGGTAGCTTACCAAGAATATATTTTGAGTATATCTGGTGATGCAGAAAAACTTCTTTCACACGTATATGTACATCATATGGGCGATCTTTCTGGTGGCCAAATATTGAAAAGATTCGTTTTCGGTTCTGCGCTTAGATACCAATTTGAAGGTGACTTGGATTCATTAAAGGCAAATATCCGTAGCAAACTTCATGATGGGCTTGCTGATGAAGCAATCGTTTGCTTTGATATGGTTAGAATATTTCTTGAAGAATTAGAAGAAAATAATTGGCAATAAGCTAAATTAATAGTTGACATGTAACCCGCTAAGTGTTACATTAATACATAATATGCATTTATTAACAAATGCAAAGTATAAACCCCCACAGAAATATTTAAAGGAAAGACATGATGTCTGATATCGAAAAATCACAACTAAAATACACAAAAGAAAATGGCCATAGCGCATCCATCAATGGTGATGGGCCACACACAATATCATTTTTTGATGATGTTGGTGTAAAATTCTACACAGAAAAATATGTGGAATGCCCGTTTGCACTGGTAGTAAATGCTGCAAAATCTTGGGCGAACGGCAATAGGGCAATTATATGAAGGAAATGAAATGCTAATACAAACTTTTTTTAAAGAATCCTCCAGCTCTGGGCATAGAGCAGAAATCCATGAAAATGATGGGGTATTCACTGTAGAATGTTATTCTTCAAGTGGCGTCAACGTAAGAACAGGAAGTTCTATAAATGACATCAATACTGCTAAACATTATGCCGAAAACTGGCTATCTACTATCACGGTACTAAACGGATGACCAGCTTGGTAGACCATGCAAATCTTATAGCTTCAAAAACACCGGAAAGAGTGCATCATGATATTGCTGGTATGCTATCTAAAGGTGTTTCGCATATAGATGCTTTGGTACTATATGCGAAACAAGAAAATATGGAAATTGAGACCTTAGCAGAAATTATCAAGAAATCCTCCCTGATATGTGAAAAAATAAAAGAAGAGGGAATCAAGCTAAGAATGGTAAAAGAAGACATAAAAAGATCCAACACACTTTTTTAAAAAAGTGTGTTGACAATACAACACTATTTCTGTAATATGGAAAAATCAACATGCCAAAAGAATCCAGAGCATGTCATTGATGTATAAATAGAGTTGCTTAATAAGCAATACTATTAAAAAAAACGCAAAAAATCGTAAAATATAGGAGATATGCCATTATGGCTACATTTAATTTTGATAAACTAAAAAAGAACCGTTCAAGCTCTTTTGATAAGCTGAACAAACAGTTGGAGGATGTGTCCTCTAAAGGCTATTCAAATCCTGATGAAGGAAAATATTGGAAGCCCACAACTGACACGGCAGGAAATGGTTATGCCGTAATTAGATTTTTACCAGCACCAGAAGATGAAGATATTCCTTTTGTACGCCTTTGGAGTCATGGCTTCCAAGGTCCAACAGGACAATGGTACATCGAAAATTGCCTATCTACTCTAAAGCAAGACGACCCAGTTAATGAAATGAACAGCGATCTTTGGAATTCAAATATGGATGACAAGTCAGCCGAACGTACACAAGCGCGAAAGCAAAAACGCAAACTAAGCTTCGTCTCTAATGTTTATGTTGTTTCTGATGCTGCAAAACCAGAAAATGAGGGTAAAGTGTTCTTGTTCAAATATGGCAAGAAAATCTTTGACAAGCTAAAAGAAGCTCCGAATCCAGAATTTGAAGGCGAAAAGGCGGTAGACCCGTTTGATCTTTGGGGTAATGGTGCAAACTTCCGTCTAAAAATACGTAAGGTGGAAGGCTATCCAAACTACGACAAATCAGACTTTGCTGATCTAGCATCGCTTTTTGATAATGATGGCGAGTATGAAACCAAACTTACCAACGTACATTCACTACAAGAAGTAATAGATCCCAAGCAGTTCAAATCATACGATGAGCTTAAAGAAAAGCTACAGCGGGTGTTGAATCTTAATGGAAATGCGCGCAGCAAAGAAATGTCGGAATCTGCGGAAGAAGATGAAGGTGTTGATATGTCTAGATTTGCAACTTCATCTAAAGAAGACAAACCAAAAGAAAATGTGCAAGCAAAATCTTCATTTGAAAGCAATGCTACACAAGACAAATCTTCATACGATACAAACTCTGTTGAAGATGACGAAGATATGGAATTTTTCAAGTCACTTGCCAAACGCTAAAAAGATGTGGGAGGGGCATTTCTCCTCCCACAACCTTCTTACTTGGAGAACAAAATGAAAGAATATCTAAAACCACAAGATGATGATTTTGGCTTTAGCTTTGTAGACGAAGATTTTGAAGAAGTAAAAATCGAAGTTTCCAGAATGAAAACACAAAACAAATCTGATGAAGAAATGATTGAAGATTTACAAAACCGTCTTAGGCTTATGTTTGATTCAATAAATCCGTTTCTCGAAAATCTCAAAAAAAATCCAGAAAAAACAACTATATATTGGCCTGGCAGAACGGCAAAAATAGATGATTTTCAAGATAGACTACAAAAACTTTTAGTGGGTTAGTGTCACCCACTCTAAAACAATCAACAAACAGAAAGGAATTGACATGAGTTCATTACTAGAACGAATGCAAAAATCAGGGGCAATCAAAACTTCTGCCATACTTAGCGAGTCTACATTTTTCAATACCAAAGATGTTATTCCTACCGACCTACCAATTTTGAACATCGCATTTAGTGGTTCGTTAGATGGCGGTCTTATACCTGGGCTTACAGTGTTCGCTGGCCTAAGCAAAAGCTTTAAAACATTGCTGGCACTATATTGTATGAAGGCATATTTTAACAAATATCCTGATGCGGTCGCACTTCTTTACGATTCAGAATTTGGTGTCACGCCAGATTATTTGGCAACAAATGGCATTGATGCGGGTAGGGTAATACATATACCAGTTGAGCATGTAGAGCAATTGAAATTTGATATTGTGAAACGGCTCGAAGAAATTAAACGTGGCGATAAAGTTTTCATCATGGTGGATTCTTTGGGGAACCTTGCTTCTAAAAAAGAAGTGGATGATGCGGAAAATGAAAAGTCAGTAGCAGATATGTCAAGAGCAAAAGCTATTCGTTCTTTGCTAAGAATCATAACTCCACACTTGACTATGAAAGATTTGCCATGTATACTGATAAATCATGTATATACTGAAATCGGCCCAATGTATGCAAAGACTATCATCCCAGGCGGTTGCTTGGCCGAAAATACCAATATTGTAATGCATGATGGCTCTCTTAGAAAAGTTCAAGACATTTCAGCAGGTGATGAAGTTTTGACATTGGAAGGCCCCAAGAAAGTTATAGAATCTTGGAACCCAAATACATTAGAAAATGGAACCCCAGAGTGTTTTGAAATTATATTTGAAGATGATCATTCTGTCGTATGTTCACACAACCACCCGTTTTTGACAACAAAGGGTTGGGTCAAGGCGAGTGAACTTACTGATTCCCATGATATCGTTTCATTAGACGTATAAAAAAGTCCGTTCTTATAAATAAACTTATGCGACGTATAGGATTATTAAATGAACGTAGTTTACATGACAATTATAAAAGATAGAAAAGAAAAAAATTTAGAGCCGTATTATTATATCGGCTCTAAATCAAACTGCTTTTTTGACGGTACTAATATAATAACAAATTCTGGGAAAAAATATTTCGGTTCATCCAGATGGAAAGGATATAAACAATTATGTATTGAAGGTGATGTAGAAACCATAATTCTTGGTTATTTTGAAGATTATGACAATGCATTAGATTTCGAAAAAAATCTACACATTTTTTTGGATGTTGTATCTGATACGAAATATTTCAATAAAGCAGTGGCCACCATATCAAATTATTCAAACCCAGAATATGGCACATATCGAAATGCCAGAACGGGCGATTTCGTCAAATTAAAAAAAGATCATCCTCTGGTCATAAACGGGGAGTACGTAAATGCAAATTATGGATATAAAACCTATAACGACGGCAATGTAGAGAAACAATTTTTGGATGAACCGCCTGATGGTTGGAGTAAGGGCCGTATTGATTCAAACAAGAGATATGGCGAAGATTCTTCATTCTACGGTAAAATGCACACCCAAGATTCTAAATGTAAAATGTTGGTTACAAGAAAAAACTTTTACGATGAAAATCCAGAACGATATGCCGAAGTTAAAAAAATAAATTCTGAAGTTGCCATAAAGAATTTCAGAGGAGTTCCAAAAAGCCCCGAATCTAATAAAAAGAGATCGAGGAAAGATATGATAATGTTAAAAAATAAAAACACTGGCGTTGCTATTCGAATAAAAAAAGAAGAAATGTGTGACTATGATTTGACAATATGGCAAAATCCGTATAAACTTGCTCATGAAGGTAAACCAAATAAGTCCCGTTGGGCTACCAATGGCGATTCAAATATTAAATTGAAAGCAGAAGAGCCTTTGCCAAAAGGTTTCTATTATGGTCGTAAAAATCGGTATAAAAAGGATGAAAGACTTGAAAATTAAATCTATTAAGAGTGTAGGAAAAAAAGAAGTATATGATATAACAGTGAAAGATGTTCATCATTATGTGTTGGAAAATGGGGTAGTAACACATAATACAGCGGTAACTTACTCATCAAATCAAATTTTTGTGATTGGCAAAGCGCAAGAAAAAGAAGGTACAGAAATCGCTGGATACAAATTCACAATCAATATTGAAAAATCAAGATTTGTGAGAGAAAAAGCCAAACTGCCATTTACAGTATTGTATGAGACAGGCATCCAAAAATGGTCATCACTTTTCGATTTGGCCATAGAATATGGTAGCATCGTAAAGATAAACCAAGGGTGGTATAGCACTGTAGATATGGAAACGGGCGAGATCAATGAAAGCAAAAGACGCGCCAAAGACATTGAAACAGATGACAAATTTTTCAAAAAGTTGATATCGGACCCAGTATTTAAGAAATTTATTGAAAGCAAGTTTAAAATGAATCAAAACGGAGTCATACCTAATGATGATGTGGATGAAGAAGAGGAATAATAAGAATGTCATTGGAAAACACTATACTTGCCAACTTACTATACAATGTTGAATACTTCCAAAAGGTTTTTCCATACATCAAAGAAGATTATTTTGACGACATATCTTCGAAAAAAATACTGGACACATTTTCTATTTTAGTAGAAAAATACAAAGTAACACCTTCCAAAGAAGCCTTAGCGGTTTCTTTGGAAGGTAGAAAAGACCTAAACGAAAATCTATTTAAAGAAGTTATTGACAAGTTATCAGAACTGAAAGTTGACCCTGAAACCAATATTGATTGGTTGGTAGACGAGACAGAAAAATTCTGCCAAGATAAAGACCTTTTCAATTCAATTAGAAAATCTATCCTAATTCTAGATGGCAAAGACCAAGAGTTAGACAAAGGCGCAATCCCTGATCTTCTTTCAAAGTCACTGTCAATTAGTTTTGATAGTCATATCGGGCACGATTTCCTTGAAGATTTTGAATCGCGGTTTGAATACTATCATAGAAAAGAAGAACGCATTCCCTTTGATCTTGATATGTTCAATACCATCACTAAGGGTGGATTGCCAAAGAAGTCACTTACATTATTCTTAGGTGCGACTGGTACAGGCAAAAGTATTGTAAAGTGCCATATGGCGGCGGCACATTTACTTTTTGGTAAAAATGTTCTGTATATTACGGCAGAATTGAGTGAGGAAGAAGTAGGTAGAAGAATTGATGCAAATATTTTAGACATAACACTTGATGAAATAATGGATCTACCTTTTAGTGCATACACCAAAAAAATAAACAAATTCAAAGCGAATACACCTGGGAAATTGGTTATCAAAGAGTATCCTACAAGTTCTGCACATGTTGGGCATTTCAGAAATCTATTGAATGAATTGCGACAAAAGAAAAACTTCAAACCTGACATCATATTTTTAGACTACATAAATATATGTGCATCATCCAGAATACGAGGGGCTGCGGCTGCGAATTCATATACTTTAGTGAAGTCAATAGCAGAAGAAGTTAGAGGCTTGGCGGTAGAGTATAATGTCCCTATTGTATCAAGTTCACAATTAAACAGGTCTGGGTTCGGAAATTCGGACGTAGATTTGACAAATACTTCAGAATGTATATACAAACATGAAAAAGTAACCAAATCGAATGGGGATGTAATCGAAATACAACACCTAATGCCCAACGATAGGGTACAGACTGAAGATGGTACTAAAATAGTAACAATGGTACATCATCCCAAGTTAAAAGATTGCATATCCATAAAGACAAAAAAAGGAAAAACCATAATTGTTAGTAAAGACCATGTTTTCCCATCTAAATCAATAGACGGTCGTGTATCGAGACTTTCTTACAACGAAGGTTTGGATGTGAGTTCTTTCTTGAATAGTAAGTGAAAGGTAGTATATGATGAATGAAAAGTTGGAATCCGTATGTTATCTAAAAGCAGAGCATATGATAATCAACAGAATGGTAAAAGATATGGATGTGTTTCAGCTAACAGATCTATTGATATCCATAGAAATTGAAAAGATAGAAAAGCAGCAAATAGAAGACTGTAAAATAGACTATGATGATGAGATCGTAGAGATTTCAGAAGTTGGCGAATTAGAAACTGTTGATATATCTGTAACCGGAAACCAGCTATTCTATTGCAACGGCATATTAACAAAAAATAGTATGGGCATAACACATACAGCGGATGCCATATTTGCCTTAATAACATCGGAAGATCTTGAAAATATGGGGCAACTCATGTTCAAGCAGCTAAAAAATAGATGGGGTGATATCAATGTAAATCGTAGATTTTTGATAGGTATTGATAAGCCAAGAATGAAACTGCGCAATTTAGATGCAAGTGTCCAAAAAACAGTAATGAATGAGAATAATAGTCATACTGAAAATACAAGTCAAGACAATAACTATAATAACATACATAAGATTAAGAAAAACAAATTATTTGATGTAGGAGATTTTTAATGAGCTATACTGTTATACGCAACGAAAAGCAGCATTTTGATATTGTAGAAAAGGTGACGCAGACGACTATTAAATTAAGTGCAAATGAAACAAGTGCAGAAAACATTTGCAAAAATCTTAACTTAGGTGCTGGATTTCGTGGTTTCACGCCACATTTTTTTGCGGATTTGAATTTTAAAGGGATTAAAACATGATTATTATAGAAAGCAGGGAAGATACTTTTGATGTCGTTAGGTCAAAAATTGAGGCTCTTAAAGGTTCTTATTTGGTTGACATAGATACCATAACAAAAGTCCAGCTAAAAGGTGGAAAAAAGAATCCAATGCAAGGCAAAGTAACTAAGTTGGTCGCTGGTTCTAAAGTTGTTTTGTGCTCAAATGTAAAGAATGCTTATGAAAGTATGGTAAAATCCCGCATGGAAAAAGAAGGCAAAGACCCCGAAGAATTTGTTCTCAAACCACGCCCATGGGGAAGTAGAATCGAAGACACGCCGTTTGTAGAACACAAAGGCAACTTTTACATAGAGTGCTTTTTTAAAGAATCAGGTGCTTCGACATATTTCTTAGATGGCGAACCAATTGAAAAAGATGATATTGAAGGGTTGGAGCCTCCTAAATCGTCAGAAGAATCACAAGGTGGTATCAGTGACAAGGTTATTATCCGAACATATGCCATGGAATCGATTGAAAGAATGGTTGTTCTTTCAGAAATACAAAATATAGAGTGATGGGAAATACAACGCATGGATGAAGATATCAACAAACAAGACGAGGATAAAAACCAACAAATAGTAGACCTCTACAAAACTATCATAGCAGAAAAGAAAGGGTTGCCTGTATATAAAGATTTTCTTGTGCATGGCATAACCAGAGATATACTAAGAGGAAGATTTGGTGGAATAGAAACCCTTCATCAATTTGTAAAAGACAATCACGAAGAATTTCTTTCAGAGCATTTCTTTTCAGTTGATGACATATTTGCATCTAATAAAAACTTGATTAACAGCAACAAAAAAGTGTTTATTGTAACTACTGCGGTAGGAAACTGTAAGGCCCATCACGGGTTTCTTGATGCTATTAAGACATTTTGCAAAAGAAATGATGCGCAGGCTGCAATCATGCCTTGTGAAAGCATAACCAATAGTTTCGAAAACAAAACTGCAGTTTTTGATCCAGTATTCAGTGATCCCTCATATTTGTTTGTTCAAGCAGACACGCCATTAAACGAAAACATTTCGCTATGTAGTATTCAAGTTTCGGCAAAACAAATTAAACCAATTACTGGGTTATCACGACTCGGAAACCGTGAAGGGTCTAATATTTTTGCAAGTCCTAAACAATTCTTAGAATATATTCCTGCTGGGAACAGTAGAGGTAAAAACTATTCAATAATGACAACAGGTGCTTGTACTTTACCTCAATACTATTCTGATTTTTTTATGTCAAAGAGATTGTCATATATTGCAGATTTCGACCACAAGATGGGTGCTATAATTGTAGAAATTGAAGATGATAAGTTATTTCATTTTAGACAAATACAATGCGATGAAAGCGGTGCTTTTGTTGATCTTGGTAAGATGTATATGCCAAATGGTCAGGTCAAAGACATACCAATTAATATTGTATTTGGGGATCTTCATGGAACAAGTGTGGATAAAGACGCACTTGATGCATTCATCAACACCTTTTCAAAAATGAAAGTAAAAAGCATTTATCTACATGATGTATTTGATGGGTACAGTATTAGCCATCATGTCAAATCTATAGTAGAAAGAAGCCAAAGGGCATTGAGCGGCGAAGAAGATTTGCATGATGAGCTCGAACAAACCTTCGATTTAATTAAAAGCATTGATATTGCTTTAAAACCAAGCAAGATACATATCGTAAAATCTAACCATGATGAATTTCTCACAAGATACATATCAAGCGGTAGATATGTTGAAGACCCCAAAAACCACTACCTATCATTGAAGATTGCAACTGCACTTTTTGAAGATGAAGACGTGTTGAAGCGCGGGTTCAAGTTGACTAATAATAAGATACCTAATAGTTGGGTTTTCTTATCAAGGGATGACTCTTCAAAGGTAGCAAATATAGAATGTGGTTCTCATGGCGATTTGGGGTTGAATGGTGCTAAACCATCACTTAATGGCTTAGAACAGGTGTATGGTGATTGTGTGGTAGGACATAACCACACAGGCGCAATACAAAGGGGAGTGTTTAGAGTTGGTACTGTTTCCAAACTAGATTTAGGCTATAATAG